TTCAATTAATGGCGCTGCATCAGCTACACCTCGTTTTGTTTCATTATATGCATCTCCGCCTACATGTACATCATTAAATCCTTCAATCCATTGCACTTTCAATGTTAAATAAAAATCTAATGGAATATCTGGATTCTCTACTTCTTCAAAGTAAATATGATCTATTTGGCTTGAGTCTTCAATATGTGGAACTTCTTCACCTTTTTTGTAATATATCTTTTCTCCCCCAAAGAATCCTTCCGGATCTTTAGTACAAGCATAACTGTCTTTGATTACTTGTAATAGTTTGCGAGATAATGCAGTCACCAAACTATCATATCGACCTTCTACAATTAACTTTTTTAAAGATATCATATTAATAAATATCACTCAAGCAAATTGTAATTCCAATATTTTTCTTTGTCTTGATTAAAAGGATTGCCTGTTTGCTGATAATAACAATTCAAACAAAGCATTTGTAGATTTTCTAATTGATGATTAGTTTCATCTCCATCAATGTGATCTAACAATACCGGGACGGTATCATCAGTTATTCTTCGTTCATCATATCCGCAACTAGAACATTCTTCTTTAAATACTCCTAATGCTAATAATCTATTGCGAAGTTTCCAGGAAGGATAATTAGGATGCTTGCCCATTAAAATGTTATCAATAGAGTAGATACCCTTTGATGCTTTTTGAACATCTTTAGGAATACCTACTCCAAATTGATTTTTATGTAGCTCATACAACGTCTTACCCGAATCTCGGTCTGTATACATACGAGCATACTTTTTATAAGTAGTAAATGATACTTTAAGAAAGCGAGCAGCTTCTGCATTAGATTTTGTATTATCCATTGCATAACGAATTTCACTTTCTGGAATATCTAGAGCCGTCTTACCGATTCCATATACATACTTATATTGTTTGTCTTCCATTAATATACTCCGTGTTTACGAAGAACAGTAACTGCATCTTTAGGCATCGTTTTTTCATCATACATTTGTTGCAACAAATCTTTTAGTTTCATTGCTCGATCCGTAAAAAATGATGAATGTACTTTTGTTTGTTTTTGAACTTCTATAATCCAAAATGAATATACCGGGTAAGCATCGTCAAATCTATCTGCATCCGTACGATTTTCCCAATATTCGATTTGATCTTTCAAAGGCCACATATGAATTGGAATATCTGGATCTTTTCTTCTAGCAGATTTAAATGGTTGATGTTTTTCGCGGTTCATATTTTTTGCTATGAACTTATCCATGATATTGATCGAACGATCTTTTGGAGACTCTCCAGTGTGTGCAGATTTTCTACCCATTTGTTTTTATTTTATTTGTTAATATAACTATTTTACGCCAAGCATCTTCAGCTCGATAAATATGTTTTTTGAATGAAACTATATCATGATTAGTTCTTGCTTCATCTGCTCGTTTCATGTTTCTATGATATGTAGCATGAAGTATACCTATACGAATTTTAATAAAAAAAGTAATCATTTCTTCTTATTATATTTTCTAACTATTGTTTTTAATTTAGATTTATTTAATAACGTACTAACTTGAATACATTCATCATATACATCTGTAAAAATTGAACATTGCCCCGCTCGATCTACAATCACTGCACATTGATATGCCTGTAACTCATTATAATCGCAATATGACATCAAACAGTCAACAACATGATCAAACGTTATTTTGTCATCATTAAACAAAATTACTTCATGAAGTCCTCTGTTAGATTTCGTGTAAATTTTCTTTGACATCTCTAATAATTGCACATTGTTCAAATAATTCACGATCTTCAGCAAACCGCAATGACTCATTTAAAAATTTTAAACGTCTTTCTCGATCCCAATGATCAGGCCATTCCCACTTATCAGTAGCCATGATATTAATAGATTCAACAAATAAACGTTCAATGAAATTATGATTCATAACTTATTATATTAAAATTTAGATAAATATCCAAATTTATACAAATTTAGCATTTTTATCTATAGTTACAGCATCAAAGCGAACCCAGCCATGATCGTGTAATAAACTTATATTTTTTGGCAATTCAACATAATACCAAGTCATCATTCGGTCATCTGTTTTCTTCTTCTTCGCGACGCCTACTGGATTAGGCCATTCTATAGTTGCGATGATGTTATTAACAATACCATTATTAATCGTAGGCGCATTTCGTACATTAGCATAATCATGTTTCGATGTTTTCCTAGGATACAATGTTTTTCCAATTGTCATGTATTGCTCGCCATGTCCGTATGCATCTGCAGATTTTTTATTTTTTAATTCTTGTGCATATCTATCAAATGCATCTGCATTAGATTTCATTCTGATAACTACGCCTCGAAGATTACCTGGGTTGATATAATTTGGATGATTTAAATATTCTTTTGAAACTTTATTCCATTGACCTGAATTGATCAATTTAATTGTTGCTGGTCCTAAATCTCCACGATATGATGAATTCATGATCGCCATTTGAATGTATTTAGGATACGAATCATACTTTGGAATACGACGTTTAACATCGCTTTCTATTTTTTGTATGCCTTTTGTTAATAATGATTCAGCTTGTTTTTCTGAAATCTTCATTCCAGGTTTAAGTTGCGGGTATATAGATTTAGTTGTACCATATCCGATCGTAACAACTCCTTGTACTTGTTTAGAAGATTTTACCGGACGCATTGTTGCGTCATCATATGTCACATGAAGACCATTTTCATCAGTTACTTTGCCTTCCCATTCTTTTACTTTGTCGCGGAATTCAGGGTCATCTATTAATGATTCAGATAATAAAGATTTTAAACGTATCATTATTTGCCTTTTTGATCGCGTATAATCAATTCACCTAATACTTCTAAACGACCTACTTCACGTTGAAATTCAATTTGTGACATTGATGTAGATATCTTTTTATATGTAGCATCAAATTCTTTTTTAGTTGCGTCCATATCTAATTTGCCAGCTGCAGCTTTTTTGTAATAAGGTAATTTAACTTTAAAGTGATGCCACGTTAAAAGTGCTAATCCGCCTTTCTTATGTGCATTGTTAGCAATCTTCTCGGCACCAGCTTCTCTAGTGTCTGCAAATGATTCAAAAGTTTGTGGTTTATCTTTTGCTTCAAAAAGTAAATTCATTAGTTTCATATTAATAAATATCATTCATGCCAAATTACATTTTTAAACTTCTCAGGCGACAGTCCAAAGTAATTAGTTCGCCAGACTGTTTGTTCAAAGAAATCTAAATAAAACCATTTATCCTTTAATTGCCATAATCGTTTTGCAATGTCATCCCAATCATTATTTATTACGAAATTTTCAATCTCGTATTTCTTTTCATGTATTAATTCATATTCAAACGAATCCCATTCATAATGAAAAACTTCAAATACTGAATTTTCAGATACATAATCTATAGAAATATCAATACCCCATTTGGGTTTCATTTTGATAATTTTATATAACATTGGATTTGATACTGCATACTGCGTTAATTGTTCTAAGGCAAAATCATTATATGCTTTTCGTTCAAACAAATCTGAATGATTGACATGTGCACCTTCAAATTTATCCCATACGATCCATGGCTGCCGGATCACAGTTTCATGGCGACGGACTTTTTTTGGATATCCGTTGATATCTGCATATCGTTGTTCGATTGTAGTTAAATGATATCCATTTTGATCGAATAAATCAGTACAACGTTTATCATTTAAAATATCAACATCTTCTAATTTTACATTCCAATATGGATCTGGATTAAATGTTGTATTTTCTATATTCATGGTTTATTTTTTAAATATTGGTCCGCCTACAACCCATGCTGCACAACTTCTTGCGCCGGCACATTTGAAATGGAGAAAGTTACAATAACCTAAATCGCCTTGTTCAATTGTAGCTAATGCATCGATGTTTTTTTCTTTGCCTTCAATTCCTTTAGTCATACAATCATACATTTTGTCTGATATATCAAATGCAGCGCAATTAGCACATTTCATTGTTTTAGCAGTAGCTTCATCAGTTTTCCAACGCTTCGCTGCATCTTTCCAATATTTGCCTGGCTTATCTGGATTTGCTGGTCCGTAATGATATTCATCTATTCCATGTTGGCGATTTTTTAAATTAACATGAATATCTTGTGTTGCTATTGGGCAACCCGTTTTTGCTTCTACAAGTAAATGTTTTAATTTTTCCATTATTACTTTTTATGTTTTGAAATCTCAACTACTGCCAATTGTGCTAAT